CCGGCCAGTTCGTCAAGCGTCGGTACCGGCTGGCCGCCGTTGGCACGCACCACCGCCGCATCGTGCTCACGCCGGGCCAGCTGCTCGGCGGCCGACTTGCTGGCCAAGCCGGTGCTGCGCTGCACGCGCGTGCCGGCCACCTGAAAGCGGAAATGCCAGATCTTGCCTTTCTTGAAGACGGTCGCGCTCATAGGTGCTTCGCCAGTCCTTTGCCGGCGCTCCGGACAGGCGCCTTCGACGGTATCCAGCCGCGCGCCAAGCTCTCGAACTTGGTGTATTCGCCAAGATAGGTCAGGGCAACGGTGCCCGGCGCGCCCTGGCGCAGCTTGGGAATGCCGATCTCGCAAATCCCAATGTCAGGCGTGTCGGGATGGTAGACCTCGTCGCGGTAGGGGAAAATCAGCGTGTCGGCATCCTGCTCGATGGCACCCGAGTCGCGCAGGTCGGAGGGCAGCGGTCGCTTGTTCGGCCGTTCCTCGACCTTTCGGTTCAGCTGCGAGAGCAGGACGACGCCGATGTCCAGCTCCTTGGCCAGCGTCTTGAGGCCGCGTGTGATCGCCTCGATCTGGGCATTGCGGTTGTCGCCATCGCCTTCCATCAGCTGCAGGTAGTCGATGAAAAGCATATCCAAGCCGTGCCGGCGCTTCACACCCTTGGCCTTCATGCGTACGTCCATCAACCGCAATCCGCCCTGGTCGTCCAGAAACAGGCTCAGTTCCTGGAGCTTGGAGGCAGCGTACGGCAGGCGCGCCCATTCCTCGTTCGTCATTTCGGACGGCAGCAGGATGTGCGGCAACGGGATGCGCGCAATCGCGGCCAGATTGCGGTCGTGGAGCTGGACGCGGGGCATTTCCATGGACAGGAACAGCGCCGAGTGATCGCGCGCCATGTTGGCCGCGATGTTCATCGCCAACGCCGTCTTGCCCATCGCTGGACGGCCAGCGATAACGACCAGCTCCCCGCGCCGGATGCCGCCGTTCATCTTGCGGTCGATATCCTCGAAGCCGGTCGGAATGGCGCGCGTGCCCCCTTCCAGCCGCTTCTCAATTTCCACGATGTGGCCCAGCATGTCGTCGGAGACGCGCACCGGCTCGATTTTGCTGCGCGCCAGGGCCAGCTTTTCCAGCGCCGACGACGCCTGGTCGACTATGGCGGCCGCATCCTCTGGCGAATTGACGGCGGCGTCGACGACATCGCGGCCGAACTGGATCAGCCCGCGCTTGACCGCCTTGTCGCGCACGATCGCCGCGTACCGGCTAACGTGCGCCGACGACGGCGTGTTCTGCGCCATCGAGTTCAGGTACTTCATGCAGTCGGCCACCTTGCCGCTCAGGGCGGCGCCGAGCGAGACGACGTCGCAGCTGCGGCCGGCGGCCAGGTGGCGCATCAGCTCGCGGTAGATCGTGGCGTGGTCGCCCAGAAAGAAATGCTCGGCGCGCAGGTCGCCAATGCGGTCGACCGCATCGTTATCGCGCAGCAGCGCGCCTATGACGCTTTGTTCGGCCTCGATGCTATGCGGCGGTGTCTTGATGTCGTTGCTCATGCTGCCTCTTTCGATTCGTGGATTTTCTGGGCCTGCTTGCCCAGCGTGGTCAGGAAATACGCCCCGTTTCCGTCGATCGCCCAGAGCTTCAGGTAGTTGCCCTCCACGTACTTGCGAAATGCCTTGCGCCAGTCCGTGTAGCGCTTCGCGTCGCCGGTCCCTCCTGGCATGAAGCGTCGGCAAAACTCAACCCAGGTCAGCGCAATGAAGTCTTGCGGCATGCCGGCTTCCTCTGCCCAGCGCCACAACGGCGCGTAGTCGCGCAGTGGCCGCTCCCCTTTTGCGGTACAGGTGTCCAGGAAGGTCTTCAGGGCGATAGCCCCGGGTTTTCTTCCAGGCGGCACGGAGCCCCCGTCAGGGGGTTTGGGGGAAGTTATTTGGTTATTGGTTATTGGTTCTTGGTTAGTTTGTGATTCGGCAGCAAGCGGGATGCCGCCTGCTTGCGGATCGGAACCGGATGGAAACCCACCGGGTTTCTCTTGGGTTTCTTTCGCTTTCCTCGGGCGGCCGCCTTTCTTGCCGTTGGTTTTCGCGGTCTCCGCTTTGACGTGATAGTCGGCGATGACTTGGTCGCAGATTCCATGCCGGTATCCGTCGTCGGTTTTGACGAACTTGAAGCGCAGCAGCCGCTCGACGATCCGGCGCTCTTCGTCGCTCTCGGCGCCGGCCTGGTCGCACAGCAAATCGAGGTCGAGCGGCAGCGGCTGCTCGGTGTCGTAGTAGATGTCGAGCAGGTCGCGATAAATCCATCGCGCCTGCCGGCTCATGTTCACGGTGCCGGACCGGAAGTCGCCGATGTGGAAGGGGTAGTAATTCATGCGCGCGCCGATCCGAATAGCGCCGCCACCAGCGGATCGCGACGGTTTATGGCCGGAAACGTGCGCACGGTCGACTGGAACGGTATGGTGCCCTGCTGTTCACGACTGAGGCCGTTCTGCACCAGCGTCCCGTCCAGCAGCGTCGGCGCGTCGATGGCCGCGCCGAAGTACCAGAGGTAAAGCACGCCTGACCAGCTCTTGAGCACCACCCGGCGGCGGTGCGCGCGCTGCTCGATCTCCAGGTCCTCGAGGCGCGTGCGCACCGCCACCACCGAGTAGCCAAGCGCGCGCGCAATCTCGCCGATCGCACGGGGCCCGGCTTTCAAGATTTCCTCAATGGCCTCGGGCAGATCCTCGATGGGCACTTTGCGGTCTTGGGCCCTCATGTGCTGGCCGTCCCGCTGGAGGTGCCGGGTGCGGTGCGGCGGGCGATCTCGCATTGCAGGTCGCGCTTCGCGCTGGCAGCGGAGTCCTGGGCGTCCTGCAGCTCCCGGCAGGCGTGCTGAAGGTCATCGACGGTGGCGTGCGGCCCGATGGCCAGCAGCGAGGTCGTGGCCTCGGCCGACTCCTTCACCAGGCTGCGCAGGTGCGGCGTCACGTCCAGTGTCGGGCGCGGCTCGACCTCGATCAGGCGCAGCTCGACGCCGCGGCGCGCCAGGCGCATGTTTTCGAACTTCATGTAGATGTCGTTCGGCATGGCCTCCTCGATCGAGACCTCGAAGTTTGCCGGCAGCAGGTTCCTGTCTTTCGTGACGTCGTCGAGCCAGCGGAAGATGCGCTCGGCGTTCACTTTCTGGCGCTCGTATGCGTCCGTGGTCGGCGGCTCGAAGCGAATGCCGGTCGTGGCCGGGCCATCGATGCGCTCGTGGGCCTCGACGATCATCTGGCAGACCGTCTCCCGGCTCCAGCCTTCCCGCTTGCGCCATTCCTCGACGCACTCGCGGTACATGGCAATTCGGGTCTTGTGTGGATTGCTCCGCATGCTATTTCCTTAACACACTGTTACTGTGGCAACACTGGAACTGTGGAGCCGAAGATGAGAATTAAGTCGCCTGTGATCAACTGCCTTGCGGCAACTTTTTTGACGCAGAAAAGCTGCTCTGGCGCTACGGCTGCGCTTCCAGTGGCGCGACGTCTTGCTTGCGCACGGGCAGAGGGAATACGTCTGGGTGATCGAGGCGGACTTGTGCTGGAATACCGCGTTCCTTCCAGTTTTGAACGCGCTGGACGGTGTAGCCCAGGCGGGCTGCCACCTTGGCAGGACCACCCAGGCTCTCGATGAGTTCTTTGTCTGTGGGCATTTCGTTCCATCCTCGGATTAGATACGGGTATTAAACACCATGTTTAATAACAATGTCAACGCTGTGTGTAACACATCCTGTTTAGTTCCCTCGATAATTGCGCGCATGCATAAACAAATGGAACGGCTGTATCAAGCGGCCAGAGAGCTCAAGGGCATCAAGAGCCAAGCCGAGCTCGCGCGGGCGCTGAATCAGTCGTCTCAAACGGTGAAGAATTGGGAAAGCCGCGGCATGTCGAAGGCCGGATTGGTCAAGGCCCAGGCGGATATCGGTTGCTCGGCGACGTGGCTGGAAACCGGCCTTGGTTCGATGACACTTGGGCTCAGATCCTTGGTTGACGCACCAATGGAGAGCTACAACGCGCGTTACGAAAATTCGCCTTTTGTCGAAGCATCGGGGAATCTGGATGAGGCCAGGCCGGTTCGTGAGGGAGAAGGCTCCAATAGCGTCTCCGTTCCGCGGGTGAAGCTGCGCCTGCGCGCCGGCGTCGCCAGTTTCGACACCGAGCCCGACATGAATGGGGATGGCCACGAGCAGATCCCGAGCGCCGTGCTGATCTCACTGCGCCTGCAGCCGAAGAATCTGCTGGCCCTGCGCGTGCGCGGCACGAGTATGGAACCGATGATGTTCGAGGACGATGTTGTGATCATCGACACGTCGGATACGAAGCCGATCAGCCGCGAGCTTTACGCCCTCAACTTCGATGGTGAGGCCTGCGTGAAGCAGCTGCTGCATCGCGGCGGCCAGTGGTATCTACATTCGATCAATCCAGACCACGCACCAGTGAATGTGAAGAGCGGACAGTGCAGCCTCGTCGGCCGCGTCGTGTATCAGCCTGGGCGCGTCGTAACAGGACGGTTATGAAATATTTACTTCTCGCCTTACTACTTTGCGCCAGCGCTGTTCATGCGGCTCCAAAAGATGGGCCGCTTATTGCGAAAGGCAAGGCGGCAGCCGCTTATAACCTGAAAGACCCTGACTCCGCCAAGTTTCGAAATGTGGTCGCGATCCGGGGAGTGGTGTGCGGCGAGATCAATGCCAAGAACAGCATGGGTGGCTACGTCGGTTTTAGGCGATTTATATCGCTGGATGGAGAGGCAGTTTTCGATAATGACAGTTTTAAGTTTGAAGAAACTTGGGGCGGAGCATGCATCAAAAATCCAAAGCCAGACCCGTCCCCTACCTCGTGGGGCGACAAAAGGTTAGCCGAGTAGAAGGCGCAACGGCACGCCTGGATGCCGAGAATTGTTGAGGAAAGGGTATAGAATCATGTTCAATCAAGCGACTCGGCCTTATGAACGGCCACCACAGCCCCAGCCGCGCGAGGAGCGGAACCACGTTCCGAGGCCAGCTGAGCATCGGCCGCCGCCACCGCCACCTGACCGAAAATAACTATGTCCGATCTCGAATATCTCTGGAACAAACGGTGCGATGTGCAGCTGCGAGCGCTGTTGAACCGCATGTATTACCAAGAACGACAGAGAATTTTCGAGTGGCGGGAAGGGATCGTTAAAGTGATTTCGATCCTGCTCGGCTCAGTAGCATTCGGAAAGATTTCAGACCCCGCCATTGTCCAATGGTGCGCGGCAATAATCACAGCAAGCAGTGCAGCATCCCTGGTGTTCGGCTTCGGGACCAAGGCCCGTGACAGCTCGAAGAGAAATGCCGAGTGGGCCCTGCTTGAGAAGGAAATCGAGGCACGAGGAGAACGTTCGTTCGATGATTCTGACATCGCGAAATGGAGCGCACGCTGCAATGAGCTGGAAGCAGGCGAACCGGCAGCGCATCCGGCGCTTCTCGAAGAGTGTTACCAGCGAGCATGTAAGGCTCTCGGCAGCACGCCCAAGCAACCTGGCGCTAAACACCGATGGGTGCCCCTGCGAATAATTCATTAGCCACACACGCGGCACCAACCCCAACGCCCCGCCAATCGGGGCTTTTTTTCGTCCAGACCAACCGCGCGTCAAGCGAAGTCTACATCAATCCTGATCTTTATTAAACAAGGTGTTGACTCGCAATATAAACATAGTGTTTAATATCTCCAACG